CCCGCTCGTCGGGGATGTCCAGGGTGCCGCCCTTGGCGACCCGCTTGTTCTGCTCCGGGTTCGTGAGTGCGGCGCCGGAGACGTTCTTCACCTTGGCCATGTCATGCCTCTCAGGGTCGTGCTTCGTAGCGGATGCGGAACTTGAGGGTCGCGACGCGGCCACCCGCCCCGTGGTACTGGTCGAACTGGGACTCGTTCTCGGAGCCGCAGACGGTCCATAGGGCGCGCTCGACACCGAAGGCCGGGTCGGTGCCACCCCGGATCCGACAGAGGTTCGCGATGGCCGCGGCAATCGCGAACACGGCGTCACGGGGGGTCTTCTGGTCGTCAGGGTTCCCGATCCAGGAGGCGGCCGTGCAGATGATGTCGCCGACCTCGCTGATCGCCCCGTCGGAGCCGGTGGTGACGAAGTCGTGGCGCATGGTGATCGACGGCGCCCCGTCGTCGTCGTAGCCGACCATCAGGATGTCGCCGGGACCGGTCGGCTCTACGAACCCGTCCTTGACCAGAACGTAGGGGAGTGCGTCTTGCGCCGCGGCGGTGATCGCGTCGATGAGCTGGGCGCCGACCGAGAACAGGACGTCGGTCATCAGGCGAACCCGCCCGCGCGGTAGGGCGCTGCCAGCATCTCGGCCATCCGCAGGGCTGCCATGCTGGCGTCAACCGTCTGGCCGTTGACCACCGGCCCCTGGAGGGGACGCCACAGATAGCGCGCCGTCTCGACGACGACCCGCTTCAGCGCCTCCGGGGTGGTGGTGCGTCCGGCCTGGTAGGCGACGTCGAAGGCGACCCCGTCACTGACCCCGGTGACCGCGATGACGCCGGCCCGGAGGTTCACTAGGTTGGCGTCGGTCACGTCGACCACAGTCCCGGACTGAACGGCCGTGACCGTGGTGACCGAGATGACCGGGACGACGGGCAAGACCAGTTTGCCGCCGCGCGCGATGACGCGCTCGGTGAGCGCCGTCGCCACGAGCGGGCCGTACTTCTCGACCACGATCGCCTCCGCCTGCCCGATCACGGTCTCCAGGAGGTTGTCATCGACGGTCCCCTGGAAGTTCAGGATCGGCTTGGCGTATTCCAGCCCGACGACGTTGGTCATGGCGGATCGTCAGCCCTGCGCCTTCTTGGTGCGGCGGGCGGGCTTGCTCGCGGTCTCCTCGGCCACAGGGGTCTCGTCGGTGAGGCCGGCCGCGACCAGCTGGTCAGCGACGGCGTCGTCGGAGACCTCGAGCTCGGCACCCATGGGGATGACGACCCCGGTGTGGATGGGGGACTTGCTGCGGTTGGCGATGCTCCGCAGGCCAGCGACGGGGGGAGCGAGGTCGGTCATGGTGTCTCCTGTCGTTCGACGATGACGTAGGGGCTGCCCTCGTCTTGGTGGTTCGGGAAGAACGGCCGGAACGATCCGACCCGGAAGAACTCGCCGGTCTCGTGGAGCTCGCAGTCCAGGAGCCGGTCAAACACCCACCGCAACGCCGCAGCGCGGTCCGCCAAGGGTGGGACCTCGAACATGTGCTGGGTTGTTCGCTCACGGTCGGGAGCGAACGAGTCCGGGGTGGTGGCGAAGACGCAGAGGAACCGGTTGCCCGGTCCACCGATCTTGAACGTCCACCCCGGCTTGTAGGCCAGGGTCGGGACGAGCGCGCCCAAGCTGAACGCGCCCGCCCCGCCCTGATGCGTCACGGCGTGACGTTGTAGCCGATCGAGGTGTCCTCGTTGGCGGCCGTGTCGGTGATGGACTGGAAGTCCTCACGCATGAACCCGACCAGAACGCGCTGGTAGGTCTCGCGGTAGATCGAGTCATCCACCTCGACATCGAGGGCCATCCGCTGACCCATGGCCCACTCGCCGCGGTTCACGCAGAGGTTGTAGGTCTTGGTCGTGGTGATGCCGTCGTAGACACCGGAGGCGTTCAGGTTCTCCCGGACGTGCTCGGACACGATGACCGGGACGCCGTAGATCGAGCCGACCTGGCCGTTGAGGATGGTGGCCTGCGGCCCCATCTTGTCGACCGTCAGGAGGGTCGTGTCCGCGACCAGCGCGTGGAACGCGGAGACCCCGACGATGAAGGCGAGGTCGTTGGGGTTCACGCCCCACTTCGTCATCGCCTTCCGGATCAGCGCCAGGTTCGCCGCCGACGTGGCCGTGGTGGCCTGCGACGTGTTGGCGAGGGCCTTCTTCCGGAGCCCGTCCCACGCGGTGACGGCCGCAGTGGTGGAGGCACCGATGTCGGAGTCCTGGTGGGTGCCGTCGGTGTCGCCGTCGAGGATCGCCTTCTCCTCGGCGTCGACGAAGGCCTGCACGATCTTGCTCCGCACGAACGGAAGGATCGCCAGCGCCGAGTCGGCCTCGAGCGACCGGGAGAACAGCGATCGGGCGCCGAAGATCTCGGCGTCGAACGTTGCGGCCAGGGTGCCCGGGGTGGACGCGGTCATCTTCGACTCGGTGTCACCGGTCGGCTCGGCCACCCGGTAGGCGGTGGCGTCGGCGCCCTCGATCGGCCACTTCCACGGGTTCGTGGGGAGGTCGATGCGAGTGAACAGCGCCGAGACCTTGCCGGCCGCGCGGACCTTCTGGTGGAGGTCGGCACCGATGCCGGTGGGCACCCAGTTGCCGCCCTCGGCGGCGGTGTCGACGTCCATGGCACGGCAGACGGACTGCCAGCGGTCGCGGAACAGCTTGTGACCGCGCGCGACCTCGAAGCCCTCCGAAGAGGTCTTCGCGTGCTTGTCGACCATCAGGCCGAACAGCGCCATGTCGGCAACGGCCTTCTGGAACGACCGGACCGCGCCGCGGTGCTCGGGAGCGAACTCCGTGATGCGCGGGGCCTGAACGGCGTCGCCGTCGGAGTTGCGGACCACGACCTGCTCGACGCTGTTCATGGCGCCGGACCGGTGGAACATGTCCTTCGTGAAGGACCCGGCGGCGACCTCCTCGTCGGTCGCCCACAGTAGCTCGTTGAGCGAGCGCGCGGCGGGCCGGTCGGCGATGGGGCCGTTGGGGGCGGGGGCGACGTAGGCGACCGTGCGGGCAGCCTGCGCCTGGAACCGCTGGGCGTCGCCGTCGGCGACCTCGGCGGCGGCGATGGCGGTGTCGAGCTCCTGGGAGCGGGTCACCAGACCGTCGTGACGGGTGCGCTCGTCGTCTTCGAGGACGGAGCGGCCGGCCTCGCGGGCCGTGTTGAGGATGTCGTCGATCTCGTTGAGCACGCGGGCGCGCTCGTCGGTGAGCTCGGCGACCGTGGTGGGGGCAGTCATGATGACTACTTCCTTCCTTCGCCGCGTCGGCGGCGCTGGTCGTTGGCTAGTTGGTCGATCGACGGACCTGCCACCGGTGCCGGGTTGGCGGGCGGGGGCGGGGTGTCGGGTTCTCCCGTCGGGCCTGGCTCGATGTGACTTGCGTCGGGATCAGCCGGGGTGACGGAAAGCTGGGTGAGGAGCGCCTGGCGGTCCTCGTCGGGCAGTGCCTCGACGTCGGCGAGCAGGCTGGAGACGGACCGCCACGAGACGATCCTGGCGTCGGTGGTCATCGGGAACGGGGTGGGGCCATACTCGGTCAACGACGCCTCCAAGCGCTCGATGATCTGCAGCCCGGAGGCCCGGCTGGTGCCGGCGCGCTTGGATCGCATCCATGCGCCGGACCAGGACATTCCCCGGATGGCGCCATCCTTGATGAGCTGGAGCACCTCGTCGGCGAGGGGAGTCTTCGAGTAACGGGTGACCGTCAGGAGTCCGCGGGAGTCGGCCTTCATCTCGACCGGGACGCCGAGCGGCATCGCGTATCGCTCCGACGGGGTGCCCTGGATCGTCTTCCCGTGGTTGAACAGCACCTGGAACCGCGAGGGGTCTCCGTGAGAGAGCGCCCGGTCGAACAGTGTCGGGGCGATGCGCTCCTCGTAGTGGCCGTCCTGGTCGCGAACCTCGTAGGGAGTGAACACCGACGCGTAGGCCACGACGGTCCGGCCGTCGCCGCCCGACCGGATCGCGATGTCTTCCAGGGGTAGCGTCCGGAACACTTCGATCCGACGGCTGGCCTCCGGCAGCGTTGCAGTCACTGGGTACCTCCGGCGGTGGCGGGTACGGGCGGGGTGGTCCCGGCCTCGTACATGTTCACGGGGACGAGGAACGGGTCGAGCTCGGGGTGCTGCTCGAGGTTCTCCTTGCGTCGCGGCTCGTTGCGGTTGAGGAAGCCGAACTGGATCCCCTGCGCGTAGGCGGCATAGCGGCTGGCCATGTCGCCGCGGAGCAGGCCTTCGACCTCGAACTCCTGGAAGTTGTTGACCGGCTGCAGGTCGGGGTCGAAGTTGATGTGGGTCTCGAACCGAACCACCCAGGGGCGGATCGAGTCGACGACAGCCTCGATCGACTGGTGTTCGATGTTGTTGTTCGTCGACCTGGTCAGCTCGTAGAGCTTGTGCGGCGGGATGCGCAGGATCTGCGCCACCTGGATGATCCCGAACTTGCGGGTCTCCAGGAGCTGGGTCTGCGACGGGTCGAGACCGACGGTCTTCAATGTGGCGTCTCCGCCGAGGAGCCCAAGCTCGTGGGCGTTCTGCAGACCTCGGTGGAAGGCCTGGAACTGCTCGCGCTGCTCGATCGCCTGCTCGCGAGTGAGGTCGGCGCGGAGCTGGATGTAGTGGTTGAGGTGCGAGCCGGCGTCGAAGAACCGTGCGGCGTACTCGTCTGCTGCCGCCGTGGTCCCAAGCGAGCCGGCGTGATACCGGATGACGTCGATGCCACGAAGACCGTCGTAAGAGAGCCCTGGGATGTGGAGGATCTCCCGCGACGTGAAGAGCGGCTCCATGTCGCGGACCTGGAACACCTTGCGGCCCGTGTCCGGGTGGCGGCCGACACGGACCCGGTCGGGGTGCAGAGACCGCAGCCCGTTCACCTGGTCGAACCCATTGCGAAGCTTGAAGGAGAAGCCGTCACCACGGTGCAGTAGCGACATCATCTGGAACTCGACCCACGACGCCCAAGGGACGTCCACGTCGGGCCGCTTCTTCCAGTCCGGGTCGGCCCGGCGAGACCGGCCGCTCCGGGTGTCGCGGAAGGTGAAGCACGGCAGAGATGACACTGTCTCAGCGAGATACCGACAGCCCGAGTACCAGGCGGTGATCCCCAGTGCCCGAGTGGGGGTGACTGACACGCCGGCGAGCGACTTGTTGCCGCCCTGCTGGCCCAGCAGGTAGCCGAACTCCTCTATGGTCACCGGGTCGGCGGCGCGCTGGACATCCAGTCGGCTGTTGATCCGGTCGACGAGGCCCATCAGCTACGCCGCCTCGAGCGGTCGCGCGCGTCGGTGAACCCGACCGCGGTCGCAGCGAAGAGCCACAGCACGGCCACGACGACCAGGCCCACGATCCAGCCGAGCGCGTACAGCGGGGACGCCAGGACCGCGAGCAGCATCCGGACAGGCTGGATCTGCTGAGCCCTGTCCCCGACGCGCTGCACGTAGCTGCTCACTCGGTTCCTCCGATGGTCAGTGCGAAGCCGGTCGGCTGTGCCGTCTTGGTGATGGCGCCCCACAGGGCGAGAGCCGCGGCGACGATTCCGTCGATGTCCCCGGCGGAGACGCGGTGGCCGAACACGCGGCGCGCGTCGCCGACCGGTCTCCACCGTGCGGACTCGACATGCTCGGTCAAGGTCTGGTTGTTGGGATGGATGATCCGCTTGTCGCGGACCCGGTCGAAGATGTCGGAGCAGGCGGCCACGTAGTCGTCGAGCGATGCCTCCACGACGGTCCCGCCGTCGTCCCGGATTGCCTGGGCGAGCTTCTTCCCCGTGTTCGATCCCGTGTCGACGATGACCGGGATCCGGTAGGCCTTGCTGATGCGGGCCGCTTCGCCGGCCAGCCAGTCCGTGCCCTCGCGGCGCTGGTTGAGCGACACCAGGGGGATGTCGTCGACCATGCCGCACGTGCCGATGGAGGCGAACTCGCGGTCCCGGGAGATGGACACCCCGATAGCCAGCGGGTCCGGGAACGCCTCGACGGCCTGGCCACATCCGGCCCAGTTGCCGAGCGCGGTCTCTTCGCCCTCGCGGGGCTTGCGCTGCCACTGGTTGAGGTAGGCGCGGCGGAAGTCGGCGAGCTTGTTCTCCCGGACGGCCTTCTCGTACAGCCCCCGCACCGTCTTGATCGCCACCGTGTGCTGCCTGCACCCAGGCGGGCAGTCGGGCCGGTGCAGGGCCGGCATGCACGCCAGCCACGTCTCGACCGCGCCCGGGTCCGCGTCCTCCGGCGCCGACCACTCGAAGAACGCGGTCCCGTGCCGGACATCCTGCTCGACGAGCTTCCGGCCGGCCTGGACCTTGCCGAGTAGGTACGGAGAGGCGTCCTCCCACCCAGCGGTCGACACTGAGCCGAGCTGATGGTTGGCCCTGGTGATCATGGCCGGCTCGAAGGCCTGCTCCATGCGGTTGTCGGGCTGGCTGAACGCCTCGTCGATGTAGGCCTCGTCGAGGATGTCACCGTGGCCGGCCTTCTCGGTGACCGCCTCGACCGCGAACAGTGACCCGTTCGGGTAGCGGATGTCGACCTTCGAGTTGCCGGTGCGGGCCCTGGCCTTGATCTTGGAGGCGCCGTACTTGATCGCCCGGGCGTAGTCGCGCTCGAACTTGTCGACGGCCTTCAGCTTCGTCTGCGCGGCATAGGCGATCTGCTGGTTGCCGCCGAAGAACTTCGTAGCCAGGCACCGGTGGGACGCCTTCGCCAGGATCAGGATGGACTTGCCGGACTGCCGCGGCACGAGGAGCGTCCAGTCGGTGTAGACCAGCTCGCCAGTGTCCGGGTCCAGCTCGAGCAGCACGTCCACCACGTGCTGCTGCCACTCCATGAGCGGCTTGCCGAGCATCGCCGCGACCATGCCGACGGCGGGGCCGAGGGTGGCGCGGTCAGGTGACCGCGGTGTCCCGAACCGTGGCGGGCAGGCGATGGTGGCGACCGTGTCGACGCTCACCGGCCTACCCCGTTTCGCCCCCCTCGGGGATGGACAGCTCGGCGCCCAGGTCGTCCCCGCCGACACTCATCCCCGCGAGCTCTGCCAGGTTGAGACGCAGCTCGCGGTTGAGGGCGGCGCGCATCATCTCGGGACCTTCGTCGATGCCCCGAGCGAGCGCGTAGGACATCGCTGCCAGGGCCTCGCCCATCGGGTGACCCGAGACCAGCGCCTCGATGTCCGCACGTACCTTCAGTTCGACCGCGCCGGGTTGCCGGACGTTCGGCTTCGTGTCGACCGGCGGCTTCGGAGCTCGCGATCGGGGCGCCCGCTTCGCCGGCGCGGCCTTCTTGGTCGCGGCGCGGTTCGTGGTCGTCGCCTTCTTCGCGACGGCCTTCGCGGGCGGCTTCGGGGCGGCCTTCTTGGCCGCCCGTGGCCTCGCGGTGGCCTTCGGAGCGTCCCCCCGGGTCTGCGCCGGGGGAATTTTCTTGCG